TGATAAGCAAGACCACTAACATTTCAATCAAGGATACTAAAATTTTTGATAAAAAGTACTTTCAGACAAACAAAAAAACCGCAAGCAAATGCCTGCGGTTACAACTCGAACAATATTTTAGAAATTTTCCTTTCTATTTTAAAAAATTATTTAGTGGTAACAATTAGTCCATCAGGTAATACATCCAATGCTGGTTTGTCTGAGCGGCTTCCGTCTTCGTTGACATAGTACCAGCCACCTTCGACTTTAACGAGTTCTTCTGAAGACATTGCTCCGTTCTCTTCTTTGAGATGGTATAGTTTGTCCTTGTATTGAACCCAACCCGTGACCATCGCTCCTGAAGCATCAAGATAGTACCATTTGCCATTCACAAGAACCCAACCAACGGCCATTGCGCCGTTTTCTTTGAGGTAGTACCATTTTCCATCATCCTTCAACCATCGAGAAGCTATTGAATAACCTCTCTCATTGAAGTAGTACCAGATACCATCAATCTTTTCCCACTCCTCTTTTGGATAGGCGCCATTGGGGTATTCATACCACCAACCAGTTTCATTGCGTTTCCATTTGGGCTTAGCTTCTTCATCATCTAGTAAAACAATATTCTTGTCAAACGGATTTGAAGAGTATTGCCACCAGCGTATCCCGTCCATACTTGGAAAATATTCAAAGTTAGCTGTACCATCGTTTAAGCCATAACCTGCAATCCAAAGAGAATTAGGGAATTGTGCAAGAATTTGCTGATAATCGATATTATCAAGCGTGAAAGGTTTGTAACTATAATAAATTGGTGTATATCCAGCTTCTGCAATAACTTGCATAAAGCGTAAACATGCTGAGGTGTTTCTTTGTACGCTTGCGCTAGCATGATCTTCGTAGTCAAGCACTAGATATTGAACCTTTTTGGGCACGTTGTCAAGGAAATAGTGTGCCTCTCTTTCTGCCTCGTCCACGTCTCCACCAAACCAAGCGAAATGATAGAATCCAACAGGATTGGATTGCTCAATTTGAGCAGATAAGCAAGGGTTTAGATAATTTGTACTTTCAGAAATTTTGATAATCGTATTCTGTGTACCCATGTCAGCCAAAATACCTGTAATATCGTATCCATTGTGGCTAGATACGTCGATGAATAAGTCGTTTTTCTTCATTGTTCTCTCCTAATCCTCGCTTGGCTCGTAGTATTCGAGCGCTCTTTTGCTATCAGAAATTCCTGCAGTTGTTGGGTCATTGACAACACCAATCAAGACAAGGATGTAAACGAATGTGTTCACACCGTCCTGGATATTTTTGGGGATTTCAAGGCCGAATTGTTGGGCCATAAGGAAGATTGCTCCAAGAAGAGCAATGAGCGTTGTTTTGTTTTGCAAGCGCAATTTCCAGTTAATCATTTTGAGTTTCTCCTTTTATTGTTTATTGTTGTTTGTTTTGAATTAAGCTTTTAAGCTCTCTTACATCCTCACCAAGCGATTTCACTTGCTCAGCTAGTACTAAGATAGCCTTATTTTGTTCATCGTGGTTATCAAGCCGCTTGTTGGCTGATGTCTTGAATTCGTTCAGATTTTCGATATCTTTCTCTAAAATCGTAAGACGATTTTCCTGCTTGGTTGCTTTATCTTTCATCGAAAAATAAAGACCAATCACAGGAATGAGGGTGATAAAGATCTGTACGAGAAATCGTTCATAACCTGGCATACAACCTCCTTCTAATCAATGCGTGGCATGACCACGGTAAGCACACCTTGTTGTAGCATTTCAGCAAGCGACTGTTCTTTCCATGTGTAGCCCTCTGTGGCCTGCATCTGGAACTTGAAAATGGTCAGCGTGCCCTTTGGCCATTTCGGATTGGTGTCAAACGGATAAGCACCTGAGATGATGTCTCCGTTGTTGTAACGTTTGTCCTTAGCAAGCGGTTTGATGAAATTTGCTACCTTTACATAGGCAAAGGTCGGCATGCCACCATTTTGAGATACTACCACGGCACTCAAGACCTCAGTGATAGCTGACACCATGTCGAGGTTTTCCTTATTCTCTACTGTCGCTTGCTCTACCTTAGTTGCCATTTCTTTATTTTGCTTGAGCTGTGCCTCTACCTGGTTGAATTTCTCCTTTTCGGCACGTTGTGGGAAATTTTCCTGATAAAGAGCCTCAAGAGCTAACTCAAAAAGTTCAGTATTGGACAAGCTGATTTTGTCAGCTGGTAAGAAAATTGGCACGATAGCACTGTCTGCATTGACTAGCGTGACCTTGGTAGCTGATGCTGTTCCGCTCGCATCAAATTCTTGTGATTTTGAACCGTATTCTAATTTCATGCTTTCTCCTTTTTAAATTTTGAATGAAATATTGTCAAAGTTGAGCCATGTAGCGTCAACGTTTCCCTTGACTACTACAGTACCTCCTGGGTAAATTCCGACAACTGCAGGGCCGTAGTTACTGTTTAACACTGTTTTGAACAGTGCTGTGGATGGTCTGAAATTTTCAGGCAAAGTAAAGATAATTGACTCTCGGGTAGTCTTTCCGCCTTTACAAGTGCCTCTGATATAAACCACTCCGTCAAATGTTTTTGAGCATTGAACTTTTTCATACTCAGGATGATGTTGCCATCCATTTTGTAGAGTTAGGTTTTGCCAAGGTGTTCCTTGAGTGTATTTTTGGATGTCATCTCTTGTGGTAACTTCTTTCCATTCTCCCCATTTATTAGCTATACGATACCTTACTAACATTGTCTCTGTCGCAGCTGTCCAATAAGTCTGCACAACATATTGAGCGTCATCATAGACTTGAACCAATAACCAGCCATTCTGATTTCTTGGTCTATCAGGTGCACTGTGACTATAGTACATACCATTTTTAAGGATATTATCAAGACTTTCTTTTGTTAAAATAGAAATTCCGTTATTACGTGTCAGCTGATATTGCTGAATAGGCTGGTCATTGGCGTATATATCGCCTTTCACATCCAAGGCTCCACGTTCACGGATTTTATTGACACCTACACCTGACCTGTCATAAGACAAGACTACGCTCTCCGTGGCCACGTTGACCATGAACTCAGTACGAGTGAATTTGTCCTCAAGCGTGCCAATAACGACCCAGGACTGATTAGCTAGATAATTGCCTGCTAGATTAGCCTGAGAATTGACTAGATTTGAGATACTTGTCCAGGATCCAGTGGCTGGTCCTGTGTCTACTTGAAAGTTAGTAGTCCCAAGCCTTGCAACTTTGAAAGTCAAGGTCATTGAGTTCTTTTGACTTCCTGCCACCGTCAGAGGGGCGATTTTGGCATTTCTCGTAGCTGTTAGAGTGCTAGAGGTTGAGCCTGTCCTTGCAATACTAAAGCTCAAGGCAGGAGCAAAATACTCAAGCACGGTCACGGATACCTCTTTAGTATCTGACCATCTGCCACGACTATCAGACACGCTCGCTCTGATTTTGATGGTGCCGTGATAGTTCATAATGCCTAGACTCCCACCGTTTGAACTTGTGGACTGGTTTTTGCCAATAATCTCAGCATAATATCCAGTGATAGACGAGCCGTAAGAGCCTGCTGCGCCATTAAATGCTACTTTGATGTTAGAGATTACCTGGATAAATGTATCAGAGTTAGGGATGAGGTTTTGAGCTGCACTGTTTAAGTCCGACAGGGAAACTCCTGCAAATGTGGGCTTGACATTCGCTGGTACGCTAGCTGTCAAGGTTGTTGACTGCGTTCCAGTTTTAGTGGAGCCTGAGTAGGTGTCAACATAGATCGTCCCTGTCCCACTCGCCGAGTTTGGAATGTCATTTGCAAAGTCAAGAGGAATCGTCCACGTTGTGGATGTGTCTACATTCGTTGCAATCGTCCCTGACTTTCCAGCCCATGAATAGCGTACTGTATGCTTAAAACTGGAGCTTTGACGGTTGATGTTGATCATAACCGAACTACCAATCACTCCAGCGCTCACGCTTACAGAGCTTGAACGTGGGATAGCAGTCAGACCGAGATTTCCTGAAACTGTGATGGTTCCATGTAAACCATTGTTAGGATTGAACGTACATGAGAACGGCAGTGTCTTGCGACCGTCTGAGTTGTGTGAGATTGTGGTTGAACCACTAGCGAGAGTGACCTCGCCGTCCCAGACTTCCCAAACTGGATTGCTAGAGTGCACATTTTGGCCGTCCAAAGTTAGAGATAACGTACTGTCTCCCTGCTTATTGAACGTGTGATAGTACGTATAACGACTAACTGTCAACTGCCAGTTGATGGTTGAAGTATTAGTTGAAACGTCTGTTGAAGCTTCATCAATATACACATTCAAATATAAGCTGTTACTTGAATTACTAAATCTTGGCATTTCGCTCCTTTCTATCCTACATAACGAATGACGTTCATATCAGGATTGATATGATATTGCTCCTCACGATACCGTCCAATTTGAATGGTCTTAGAAAAAATACCATTCTCAATATGGATGACCCCTTGAGAAATATACATAACCTCTACACCAGAGCTATACATTGAAATTCGTCCATTTGGACTAAACAGCATGCTAGAGCTACCGTCATTCTCACCGATGACAAGACCCTCATTTGATGAGCTCATGTAAGTATCAATGAAATTCCAGCGGTCAGACAATTCTCCCAAATCTTTGGCAATATTTGAAACACGCTGACTAGCTGAAATTAAATCTTTCTCAGCCTGCGCTCTTGCGGTTTCATTGGACTTGACAAAATCCTTGTAAGCCTTTATCCAATTATCAAGCGTATCAGCGCTAGCCTTAGCCTCAAGCTCAGCCTGAATAATTCCAGCTTTCTCATTCAAAGCGTTCAGCTGTTCCTGAGTTAGCCTTTGGTCAGCTTTAGAGTTGATGTCAGTCTCTACATCCTCAATAGCTTTCACATAGCCAAGAAAGTTAGTTCCCACGGCTAGCATGGCATTTTCAAGCGTGACCGTCTGATTAGCAGGAAATCCATGACCTGTACCAAAACGAATGAAAACATTATCTGTTTTGTAAGTTTCTGAGGCGTTTGAGAGGTCAATAGTAAACTCAAAACTTTGAGGAGCAGTGACTCCAGCTTTGAGGACAATTTGATTTTTGTACCAGGGATTAGCCGAAAAATGCACATTGACTTGTGTATCTTTTGCTAGAGCTGGAGATAAGCTAATTTCAAATGCTACA